GACCACGTCCCCAGAACCTGCTGGGAACCACGTCCCACGGAAACGCAACTACCGGACGGTCTTTCATCATGTACGGGTTGGCTTCTGCTTTTAGAAGTGTGCCGCCGTTTGCAATCACAACGATTGCTTCAACGTACATAGAGTCTTCGTCAACCTCAACGTCTTCAGCTTCTAACAACTCACGAGGCACAAGACCGTAGTACTTTGTTAAGCGTACTTTGTCGTCGTTGTAGATTGTTAGGTCTTGATCTGGCTCTAGGTCTGTGTCAGCAGAGGCAGACTCAATAAAACCTTCACGGTACACGCCCTGCTCTTGTAGGAGTTCTACGGAGTGCTTAGATACAAACTCGTCAACAGCAACACCATAAGCGTCCTCAACTGAGGTTGCTACAGGGTCTATCAAAAAGTTTTGCGGTAACACCGGCTTTAACTTCACTACTACACGGTCTTTAATGTTGACGCCCACAGCAGTCAACTGACCATCCATAATTGGCTGAGTAGCCGGGGACATATCTTTAATTTCTTCTAAAACAACCTCACCAACACCCGTACCAAATACAGCAGCATTAATAAGGCATTCTGCTACTGCCTTGCGAATTTTACAGGCTTCAAAGTCTTCGTTTAGTTTTTTCTTTAGAATTGATATGTCTTGTTTCTGTGGGTCTGCTACATCGTCTTTAATGTCAAAAAACTGACCACGACCAAACGTAGCCTCTTCTAGCTCTGCTACATTAGACTCTACAGCCTGCTGAAGCGCAGGAGAGATAATTCGAGAACGCTCAGACCCTCTTTGCGAGTCATTAGGGTCCCATTGACCTCTCCATAACCTATAGTATTCTTCAAATCTTTCTTCGTAGTTTGACTCATAATAATCTCGCCAATCTTCACACTTTGTCATTACCCACTCTTCCAAGGACTCTTGGATCATTAGTGGGTCTGGGCTATAAATTGATTCTGCCATAGTATTATCCTTAAATAAGTGCTACGCTGTAACCCAATGTAAAAAACACTATGGCAGAAAGAGCGTAGATGCCATACGTATTAAATCTTCTAAAAACCATTAGTACCCTGCTACTATGTCTAATATTTCGTGGTCGTCAATCTCGTAGTCGTAGTCGTACGCTACTTGTGCTAACTGGTCTATGTATGCAAGTGCGTCAACTAAGTCGTCGTGAGTTAGAACATCTGGAAACTGAAACAGTTGATCTAAGAATCTGTTGTTCCACTCACCTTTGTTTAAACTGACGTAACCGTTTTCAAAGCGTCCTTGCAAGGCCCACATAACCCTGTCAGTTTTCTTTCGGTTACCGTGGGTCAGCTCTTCTACCCTAAAAAAGGTTCCGTACCGTTTCATCAAGTCTGTTAGAGGAGACATTACGGCTTGTTTGGCAATTCCTTTTTCAATACCAACACTAACGGGTCTGTAGTCTCTAACGGCCTGAAAAATCTTGGTGGCAGTCTCGTCAAGACTCCACCTCCCGTGTATAATGTTATCAACGTACCAACCATCAGGACTAACTTTAACAACAGCGATTGCAGTTTCATCTAGTTTAGTATTTTTAGTTCGTTTCTTGTTTACGTCTTCAAATCCTGCGAGGTCAACTGCTATGTAGTAGTCACCTACTTCTGGTTCTTCACCAAAGTGGACCCACCCTTCCTTAAACATTTCGGAGCCTCTTGCTTCAAATGAGGCCATAAACTCTTGTCGGAAGGCGTAACTCGACATGGACTTCTTTGCCGTATCAATTTCGTCAGGGTCGAGGAGTGGGTTGTCATAACTGGTAAAGTGCCACCCCTTGTAAGTTTCATCGTCGCCTAGCTCCGCTATCTTGTACAGCTCGTAGAAGTGGTTTCTGCCCATAGGAGTACCTATGAACATCGCTGATCCCTTTTGGTCAGCTAGTGCTGGACGGAGGATTTGCTCCCATACGTCAGGCTTCATGTCTGCGTACTCGTCCATCACGAGAAACTTCAAGGACACACCACGCATTGTCTCTGGCCTGTCGGCTCCCTTGAGACTAATCGTGGCCCCGTTGACCAGCTTGATCTGCAGGTTGTTAATGTGTGAACCCGCAATCACAGGGTGTCCTAGCTCCAATAGGGTCTGCCACATGATGTCACGGGCCTGACCCTGAGTGGGCGCAACGTAAAAAACGTGGCCTTTGTCGGCCTGCAGCGCATTGATGATTAACATCCACGCTGCGAGTCTGGACTTCCCTGTCCGTCTTCCAGCAGCAACTACCTTGAACCTAGTAGGATCAGAGTAGACTTCTTGCTGCCAAGGTAGCAACTGTACGTTTAAGTCAGTCACAGAGTTTGTAACTTAAGTAAAAAGTTAGTGCTCCAGTGACAATAGGCAACATCATTAAACATACTAATGCGACTATTTCCAATTATTAGCCTTCCCAGCCTGAGTCGCCTTCTCCAAACTGGCCGTCATTGTTAGTGTCACACGCTTTTTGCCACCAAATCATATTAAACGTCAAGCCCTCACTCCAAGGCACATACGCTGTACACCACTCAGTAGAACCTACTTCAGTTCCGTCAGTAGGAGAAGCAACGTAGTCCCTCTTAGTATTAGACTCTACGGGAGTAAAGTACACAGCACCCGTGTTGTACGTTTTTTTAGAAAACACTGGTTGTGTAGAAATAAACACATTTTCACTGTCCTCTAGCGTATACGTAGATCCGTCTGGGTATTCAATGAAAGTTTGTGCGTTTGCGTTCAACGAAAACAATGAGATAAGGGCTACGACGATCAAACCAAAAAACATCTCGTTAAAGTTTTTCATTAAGTTGTTTCTCCTGTTAAAGTAACTATCAATACGTCCAAATTACCGGAGCAGAACCCCGTGTGTCTAGGTGAACAAAGTCACCAGCGACCCCTAGACCAGTAAAGCCGTGCTCTAAGGCTCCTTTTATAATCGAATACCGATGAGCAGAGTTCGTTATCTTTATGTCTGCTGCTATGCCTTGCGCGTGAGTCCCCGGTATCTCTTTTACAGCCTCTAACGGGTGGTCAGGGCTTCTGTAGCCGCTGGTGATAACAAAAGGAAACCCGCAGTGTTCTCTGAGAGCGTCCAGTTTGTCTAAAAAAGCCTGCTCCATACGGTTTTCACTAGTATGTTGGCAGTCAAACTCTTTTTTTGTAAAGAATTTCACTTCTTAGTTGTTTTTTTCTTAGGTTTAGACTCGTTTAGGGTTTTTGCAGCCCTAGTTACATCGTTGTTGTACGCACGTTCGCAGTGGTCGTCGTCAAATACAAAGTTAATAGACGCACCTAGCCACGCCCAAGCCTTAGATTTATCCTTGAGCCTGTGTGAGCGCCCTGAGACGGACTCGTTAGCGTTGTCACCAAACAAAACAGCCACGTTAATTAGCTGAGAGGTAGCATCACCTACTCTAATAACGTATTCCAAGGTTTCTTCCAGTGCTTCGTCAAACTTGTCCCGTGACATCCACTGCTTCTCCATCAATTTCTTCTCCTGATTCAAAGCTCTCGCTAACTGTCGTGCTTCCCACCCCAGTGATATTAATCTGTATCGCGTTTCGTCCAGCATCTTTGATTACATCCTTCTCAAATGCGCCTACTGGGAGGATACGATCCATAATTAGCTTCCATGCTGCTGCTTGGTTCTTGTGCTCGTCGTTAGTTGCGGCATCAAATATAGTCTGTAACACTAGTTCTGACTTAGGACTAGCCAACATACGAGCCTTGTATTCGTTAATTATAGAAGCATCGCCTTTAGGCCTGCCTACTTTACCACGGGTTCCCGCTGTTTTTTCTACGATTTCACCCTTGCGTGGCCTACCTCTGCCTCTTTTCTTGGGTGTCTCTTCAGACATTATCCAGTATCCTTGTGTTTTACATCAGTTCGCATGAGTCCCCTGCCTAGGAAGCAACAGAAGAGGGGATCTATACGAACGGTTTAGTAGTCAACTAAGGCCCCGCACCTGTATTACTAAATACATCCTAGTATCTGCCTATTATTTTACCATACTTTTATTCAAAAGTCAAGTCTTTTTTTATCTTATTTATTACTGTAGCCCCGCCCCCGGATAAACATCAGGTAAAACATAAGGTTAGCTAGTGTATAAATTATGTTATTTTTACGTAGTTTTTTCTAAAATTAGTCTCTAGTAAACTTGGGTGGCAACAACAATAATAAACACAAGACAACAGCCCCTCCCCGTGTCAAAATCAAGGCCCACCTCAGTCTAACACAAGGCGCTCACGGTGTAAAGCGTTAATATTCACAGGCCAACACGGGTTGACACAGGCGGCACACTGTGGTAAGCCAGAGGCGCAAGGGTTTACCACAGGTGACACACGCAGTCAAGTGTAAAATTCACGTTGACAAAGTGTGTGTGCCAATGTAGGACCCTCAAGTCGAAACCACAGATCACAAGCTAAAACAAGTGTAATATTACCATTGCAATCTACACGGGCAAGCCTCATAGTACACACATGGCGAGCGGGGACACACAAGCCACCCCACAGGAGCACAACACCATGAACATTAACAAAGCACAACAATATGCCATCTCGCGTTTGATCTTTGATATTGAACAGGCAGTAAGGGCAGACGACATCGGCAAACGTTATGACGCATATGATGCACTGCGCGAGCTAGGGATTGACCATATGTTTCACCAGATGCCTTACCACGTACAGGACAAAGGCTATATCGAGTACAGTAAAGCACGGGAGGCATAGGAGGGTTGTGTTAGTGGTGCGCCTTGGGGTACACTCAGGGCTCACTGCTAAACCAATCACAGGAGGTTGACAGATGTTGAAACTATCGAAGGCGTCGAAGATGCCGTGCCGATCATGGTCACTGCAAGCGTTAGACACGTGCCCCGCGTCCAGAGACGCAGACGGTAACCTAGTGCCAGCGTGTTCCGGATGCTACGCCACCACGGGCAACTACAGGTTTAAAAACGTACGTGCACCACGAGAACATAACCGTGACGATTGGAAGCGTGACGACTGGTGCGATGACATGGTGTCAGAGTTAGACAATGATCGATATTTCAGATGGTTTGACTCTGGCGATATGTATGACATTCGACTCGCTAGGAAAATTCTGGAAGTGTGCGAACGTACGCCATGGGTCAAACACTGGATACCCACACGGATGTACAAGTTTGCCAAGTTTGGCACGGTTCTTGCTAGACTGCAGGCGTTACCAAACGTAGTGGTGCGTCTGTCATCCGACAGTATCACAGGTGAGACAGTACAGGGCGCTACCACGTCCACCATTGCCACGCTTGACACAGTGCCACAAGATGCGGTAGTGTGCGAAGCGTACACACGGGCGGGCAAATGCGACAAGTGTCGCGCCTGCTGGGACAAATCAGTGTCCGTCGTCTGCTACATTGGACACGGGCGCACAATGGAAAAACAACAACGCAACATCATAGCGAGGGCATGACAATGTATTGGGATAGATTCGACATATGTGAAGCGTGGTACGCATTCTCTGTGGACCACCACCGTGGGCAATTCTCGCCAGAGTACGCCATCATGGGCAGACTGCAGGCTATGGGCTACCATCCCGGCTACGGTGGCGTGACGTATGACGCACTGACAGAGAACGGTAAAGCCATTTACGATAACCTAGTGGCACAACAGGAGCGATAGAGCATGATAGAAATTGAGACAGTACCACTTCAGTCTAGCTGGAAGGCTCAGTATAATACAAAAGATTACCCAAACGTGACACGGGAGCACCTAGGCCTGTTACCAGAGTTTTTCATGGAAGCGACACACGTTTCAGGCGGTCCCGTGTACGATACACTACAGCTAGTAGCAGACGCAATGGACTCGCTGTATGGGTACGGTGGTTTCCGGTTTCCGTTTGACGGTACAGTGACGGACACAGGCGTATATACAACGCCAGAGGATCCAGACTTGACACCGTACGCTACCATAACGTACCTTGACAAATATACGCTGTACTGCTACCCTTACGCCATTACAGCGTTACGTGATAACGAGACGGGTGAAACCAAAATAGGGAGGTTTGACTAATGGAAACGGATGTGATATGGTTGTGGGCTACGGGCTGTCTAGTAATTACAGCGTGGCTAATATTTAGTGAAGAGGGTTTATAATGAGTATACGATACGGACAACACCAGACAGAAACGCAGGTAGATTGCGAGTGGGCTACGCTTGACGTGGTGGTTCACTGGACGCTAGACTCCGACGACCACCAAGATCTTATACAGATTGATAAGATTACGGTAGGCGACAGGGATCTAAGAGAAGGGTGGAACGTGGATTATTTCGAGCGTTTAATACAAGACGAAGTACTAGCAGGTGAGGACTACTTACCAACAGACCACGGGGACTGACATGAATGACCGTATGCTTAACGCTGTATTCACAGCAGTGCAGATGTACAGGGGAGCGTATACAATGGCGGAGGCGCTATCCTACGCAATCGTGACGTATGATTTAGATGAGTTTGAGCAAGACGACTTGCCCGCAATCGTGCGGAATCAGGTAGCGCGTCTAAAACTACAGCTAGGAGAAAATTTCTAATGGAAGTGCTATCAGTGTTGATTGTAACGGGATGTTTTGTTATACTAGCCTATTACACGTTTGGAGACTGAGCGAGGAGGATTTAAAATGACTGAGCCAGATTTATCACAGCTACAGATGGTCGAGGATTTGACAGAGTACGAGTTTAACTTTATTGACTTTGCCACCGTGGTTTCTACCGCACGTAGGGCTATACGTAAAAAATATGACTCCATGAGTTACCGTGAGCTGTGTAGGGCATACGGGCAGGTGTTTGGGCCGGAGGACAACGGATGACCAGCAAGCGTACAGACTGGATCATAGCCACGATAGTGTGTATACTGTTCCCGCCTGTTTTACCTATGACACTGTTGGCAGTACTGATACTGTCAATATCCAACGGATTTAAGCGAGAAGGAGGTAAAACAGATGAGGTGTAAAGCGTGTGACGTGATCCTAGATGATTTAGAGATCCTGAAGAAAGATGCGAACGGGGTACACTACGACTTGTGTACAGAATGTCTGACAGTCTCTATTGCTACCCACTGGGAGCTAGAGAACATGGAGTCAATACATAATACTGGTGATTTTACACAAGATGAGGTATTGCAATTACAGGAAAATTATGATAACATCTTAAGTAGTATTAAGGACTACTAAAGATATTAACTAAAGGATATAAACTAATGAATAAAACTACAGGAGGACATAAGACTACTAAAGTTAGGCGCTGGAATCCTGTAGCGAAACACGACCACAACAAGGGAGGCGCACACAAGGACAGGAAGAAAGATGCCAAAAAGTACCAATCACGTAAAAAGGGTTTGACAAAAGATCCTGACCGTGAGATACTATAGGTAAATTGAACGTGCTGGTGTAGTTGCTGGCTAGTGTGGTCCCGCATGATGAGAAGTGGTGTTACAGCCACAGGGTCGGAGCTATCCGGAAATAGTCGTTATGGCAAGCGTTAAGGGTGTAGGTAGCTGAAAACTGATAGCAATAGCTGGGGTACGTTGTCGCAGTTGTGAACCAGATAGGATTGTGGTCAGTGCTTACACCCGCCTTTTCAATTAACAAACGAGGATTAACTCATATGTCAAGTCAAGTTATCGAAGGTGTGGTGAACTTCTCAAACGTCACCAAACACGATGTGTACAACGGGCAGGACACTGGTGCGTTCAGCATGACGATCACCATGTCTGAAGACGATGCCGCTACGCTGGCGGCTCAGGGCGTTAAGATCAAGGACTACGAGGGCAACAAACAGCGCAAGTTTAAGTCCAAGTACGCCATTGGCCTGTACACTGCAGAGGGTGACGTGTACAACGGAGAAGTGCCGTTCAACTCCCGTGTCCGTCTGAAGTACAAGACAGGACCAGCACACCCTGTGCACGGTACACCTGTGTATCTGGAGGCCGTAAAGGTGCTGGAGGAGGCAGAACCATCGGCTGAAGCAGTAGACTTCTGATGGAATCTAAATTCCTACACCACGAGGAATGTCCCAAGTGCGGCAGTAGGAATAATGTGGCGGTCTACTCTAACGGTGGTCGCCACTGTTTTTCTGCCGACTGTGACTATCACGTAAACGGGGAAACCGGAGAGGAAACACAGGTGTCCACACCTAGCAATCTAAACATGGGCGGAGTGGTGGCTGAGATCACCGAAAGGCGTCTGTCTGCTAAGACCGTGAAGCACTATCAGGTCACAGTAGAGTACGATGCTAACGGTAAGATTGCCCGACACTACTACCCGTACTATGACCTAGACACAGGCGAGCTAGTGGCGGCTAAGTCTCGCATAGTCAAGACCAAAGATTTTTTAGCGTCAGGCTCAATGTCTAACGTAGGACTGTTTGGTCAGAAGCAGTGCCGTGGTAGAGGTAAGTTTATCACGATCACTGAGGGCGAACTTGATGCCATGTCTGTCTACGAGATGTTTGGACAGAAGTACGATGTGGTGTCCCTACGCTCTGGTGCTTCTAGTGCTGCTAAAGAGATTAAGCAGAACCTAGAGTGGCTAGAGGGCTACGAGAACGTGGTCATATGCTTTGACCAAGATAAGGCCGGTGAGATAGCCTTAGAGCAAATCAAGGATCTATTTAGTCCTAACAAGCTGAAGATATGCACACTGCCACTGAAAGACGCCAGTGAGATGCTCATGGCTAATCGGGTGCAGGAGTTTACACAGTCGTGGTGGGACGCAAAAGTGTACAGACCGGACGGTATTATCGCCGGCGCTGACACATGGGAGGCGCTGGTAAACAAGCGTCAAGTGAAGAGCATACCGTACCCGTGGGACGGACTAAATGAAATCACAAGAGGACACAGACCTTACGAACTTGTCACTATCACAAGCGGTAGTGGTATGGGAAAATCCCAGTTTATCAGAGAACTTGAGTACGATCTGCTTCAACGCACAGACGCCAACATCGGTGTACTTGCACTGGAGGAGGACATCGCAACGACAGCTTTGGGAATTATGTCGGTGGCGTCATCTAGGCGGCTCCACTTGGAGGAAGACTCGCCTGTTGATGAGCTTAGACCTCATTGGGAAGCAACGATGGGGTCTGGACGTTATTACCTGTTCGATCACTGGGGATCAACATCAGCCGATGAGCTTCTTTCAAGAGTACGGCACATGGCAAAGGCCTGCGACTGTCGCTATGTCATCCTCGACCACTTGTCAATCGTGGTTTCTTCTCAAGAGAACGGGGACGAACGGAAAGCTATAGACGAGATTATGACCAAGCTACGTACACTGGTTGCTGAGACAGGGATCACGTTGTTTCTCGTGTCACACTTGAAGCGTAGCTCTGGGACTGCACACGAGGACGGTGGCCGCATCAGCCTACAGGACTTGCGTGGTAGCCAGAGCATAGCACAGCTTTCCGATATTGTCATTGGCATGGAACGCAATCAGCAACACGAGGACGAAACAATCAGGAATACTACGTGCGTCAGGGTGCTGAAGAACCGTTACGCTGGAGAGACAGGCCCGGCCTGCTGGCTACGGTACGACAAGTTTACCGGACGTCT